TCACTTTTTGCTCCGCTTGCGCTCGGGCAGGATCTTGACCGACTTGCCATGTTGCGCCTTGGAGAATTCCTTCCCCACTTTTTTAGGGATGCCGAGGTTAGAACGCCCTTCGGCTGCCGCGTGCATGGCACGGTTCTGCGCCTTCGATTTCATCGGCATCGTTACTCCTCCATCAACCGACGTTTCAAAAACTCGACCGCCCCAATAGCGGCCAGATTGCTGGGCAACCGGCTCCACTCGAACCGCATGGTGTCGTCAGGTTCCATGATCACCATGACGGCCCACTTCACATGACCGTCCTTGGCGTATTCGAGAAAATTCTCCGCTAATTGCTCGGCGCTCGCATCCCGAGGAAAACCAACAATTTTCAGTTCCATATTGCCGATCGTGACTTACCTCTTTGAGGGGGCACGTCGTCCTCCAGAAGCTGAATTTGTGGGTTTCGCGACCTTTGCATATCGATCAGCTTCTTTCAAAGCATATGACCGAGCTGCAGTATGACGCTGACGATCCTGCATGATCTCCTGCGCACGCGCGAGAGTATCGGCGTCAGACTGAGCTCGCCATCTCTTTTCATCTGCCGATACCGTCGGCGCACTTCGTTTCGTTGCCATAGATACCTCCTGTCAGTAGCTCAAGCCTTTCGCGTAACCCATGCGCTGCAGATCCGGCAGCTGCTTCTTGAGCCGCCCCACACCGATGTCCGTGCGGTAGAAGGGGCTGTTCGGGATCTTCACCTTCTTGATCGCGCTGTACGCGCTGCGGCGCGCGCCCGTGATCGTCTCGCCAGTCCCCGTCGCGATCAACACGTAATCGCCCGCCGTCACCGGCCCCGGCAGGTCGACGACCTTGCCGTTCACCTCGCGCGGTGCGGTGCCGAGCATGACCTCGGAAAAGTGCAAGTGCTCCATATCCTCGGCGCCATAGATCGGGATGCCGCAGAGCTCCTTGTTCGTGATCTTCGAATAGGGGAAATCTGGCAGTGCCATTAGCACCGAGATGCACACCTCATCCATGCGAATATGCAGCGTGTCGCGGCCGTCGAGCTTGTCCTTCATCCACTGCGCCGGGTCGCCTTCGATGAGCGCGGTCAGGTTGTGCCGTATCGGCCATCCGTCGCGCATCGTCCACTCGAGAGGGAACGGCCCCTTGCCGTCGGTCGGAATCATGCAATTGACGTCGACGTAACCGACGTACCCGATCTTCTTCAGATGCTCGGTCGCGGGTTTTAGCACCTCGTCGGCCAGCTTCGACTGGCGCACCACGCGCACGGTCGTCCCCATCTCGCCCGTGTTCACACCGAGATCGCCGTTCATCAGCTTCTTGTTTTCCCAGTTTTCGACCCAGCCGCGCGACCAACCGTCAGGGCCGAAGAATCCGCCCACCGCCATCTCGATGCCATCGATCTTCTCCTGCAGGATGAACCCGTCCTGCTTCGCTGCTCTGCGGTATTTATCGATCTTGTTCCAGCGTCCGAGCATGTAGACCATATCGGCAGCGCTGTTCGCGACGTAGGACATTGCGCGCTCGCCGTCACCCGAAGGTTTCGAAACGAACGCTTTCCCCTCTTTCTTTACGTACGCGATCGCACTGTCGTAGTCGCGGAAGGTCTTGCCAGGGATGATGCGCATGCCGCACTCTTCCATTACCTTCTGCCCGATTTCGCGATCGAGCTCCCATTCGACGGCTGCCAGATTGCAGCCATAGATGGGGTAACCGATACGTCGAAATGGCTCAAGCATTTCGAGGTAGCTGACGTTATCGGGGGTATAGATCAGGTCGGCCCAGCCGAGCCATTTGCGGCGCAGCTCATCGTAGTCGCGGATCTTCGGCACGAGCCCCTCGCCCGCATGCCGGTCTGTGCCGTCGGGGCGGGGTTTGTCGTACCATCGGACCTGATGTCCCCACTGCTGGCAGCGCATGAGCCAGTCCAGACAGTTCGAGCCAACGTCGATTGCCAGAATTCGCATGGTCGTTTTTCCTGTGAGACCACTATGAAAAGCATTCTTAAAACCGCATTCGCCACGGTCGCATTACTGGTCAGCGCGAGCGCGTTTTCGAACTGCGTGGGCGGGCCCAATCTGGAAACCTGCAACGATTCGAACGGGAACTCGTACACCGTCAACCGGATGGGCTCGATGACTTCCATGAACGGCTACAACGCGCAGACAGGGAGCACCTGGAACCAGACCTCCAACACCTACGGCAACACGACGCAGATCAACGGCAATGCCGCGAACGGCGCCCACTGGAACGAGACGATCCAGAACTACGGAAACGGGAACCGGTCAATCTACGGCACCGATTCGCGCGGCAACGCCTACAGCCACTACTGCACCTCCTACGGCTGCAATTAGGGAGTCGGCGGACGCTGCAAGAGCATCTGCGTAACGTTCGGGCCCAGCCGGTTGTACGCAGCAGCGGCCGGTGCGGTGAGTGCAGCAGTTCCGCCCGCCGCGACCGTGCCGATCGGATGCGTCATCAGGTTCTGCATCAACGCGCGCTCGGCGGTCCCGCTCGAGGGGCGTTCTTTCAGGAATTGCTGCCCGATGTCTGCGAGCGTGCCGAGATCCCCCGCCGCGCCGCGCGCCATTGCCGAACGGCCCGCCTGATTGCGCGTCACGGCGCCGAGCAGTGCGGCCGGCGAAATGTCGCCCGTGGGCGACTTCGCGACGAGCGGCTCGACCGTCTTACCGATCGCGTATTGCCGCCGCGCCTGGTCATAGGCCACGCGGTCCCGGCTATCGAGATACTGGCTGCGCTCCTCGAGCAGATCGTCCTGCAGGTTGCTCAGTGCCGAGCGCAGATCCCCATTGCCGGTTTCGCGCATGCGCTTTGAAATCGCACTATTGATGCGGCGGAAGGCTGCGCCGGGGAGCTCGCGCGGCACGTCCGACTTTCCGCCCACAGTCAGGGGAGAGAAGTCGCGCCCGGCCATCTTGTCGATCTGGTCCACGTAGCCGTTGACGACGCCCGCCACCTCCGGCAACTGGTTCGCGCTATGCGAGCGCAACTGGTCAACAAACTGGCGGCTGATGGGCAGCGGCGTTTTCGCAGCAATGTCGCCGATCGTCCTGCCCGACTCGTTCATGGCTTCGCTGTACGCCTTGCGCGTGAGCTTGTCACCTGTGCCGCCGATCATGGAAACCAGATTCCGGTTGAACGCCGCCTGATTCTGTTCCTTGACGGTTGTTCCGACGAACGGGTTATCCTGCGCGAGCTCACCGGCCTGACGCGCATACTTGTTCCCGAACACCATGTCTGGAGTAAGGCGGAAGCCCATCTCGTGCGCTTGCCGAGCGAGCTGTGCGGTTTCCGGATCGAGCGCAGGCAGCGCGCTGGCCACCGCGCGCGTAGCACCGCGTCCAACAGCATTAGCGCCAGCGCGCGCGGCTCCTGCAGCGCCCTCACCCGTGGCCAGCAGCCCGCGCGGCACTTCCGGGATGCGTGCAATCATAGGCCCTTCGACGGGCAGTCCCTCGAGGCGACTTGCGTCGAGCGCGCGGCCGAGCGATTCAACATTCTCACGCCCGCTCTGCGTGCGCGGCGTGTAGGTCAACTTGTTCGCGAGATCGACGCCAGCTTTCTCGCCTTCGCGAATGCCCTGCTGCGTGCCGTATTTCCCGCTCGCGAGCGTCTTGCCGACGCCGTACGCCGCGCCGATCGGTGCAGCCAGTGCGCCAGTGGCTGCCGAAAGCCCGGCTTCGCCGATGCCGAGAATCTTGTTCGCGATGCCGTCGGCATGCTCCGGCTTCAAGGCTTGCGCCGGTCCCGTATCGCCAGGAAGACGATCGAGAGGCGCGACAGCACGGCCTTGCGCTGTCGGTGCAGCATCTCCAGATGCGCCAAGTCGCTGCTGGAGAATCCCGAACGCCTGTTCCTTCGTAGCGCCGTCAGGCCCCTGGACATCATAGGTTTTCCCGTCCGGAGAAGTGAACGTAAAGGTCGGCATGTCAGTGCTCCGTCACGGACCAACCGGCCGGCAGCCCACCGCCGGGAGGCGGCGGATTCGCCATCGGCTTGCCGCGAGTCACGGCTTCGCGGAACTCGCTGCGCACCTTGCCTGGGGATTGCTGCGCGGCTGACATCTCCCGCTTCATCATGCTGATCACGGCCTGGTATTGCTCAGGCGTCTGCGCGATATTCAGCATCTCGCGCGCATGATCCTTGTCACTCACGGTCGGCGTGCCGCTCGGCGACACGGCACGTGCATACGCATTGATGAGAGAATTTGTGGCCGCGCCGAATGCTACGATTTTCGGATCTCCCGTGTTCGACTGGTACGCCTGCAGCGCCTTGTTGGCGGGCACGAACTGGCTTCGCGGCACCTGCTGGGACGCCGTCGAAGCGATATCAGCGAACTGATCGGCTTCGTTGACGGCCATGCCAGCCTGCGCCGTGCGCGTGCCAAGCGCGCGCTCACCGGATTTCACACCCTCAAATTCGGCCACGGATGCGGCCACATCTGCGCCAGACATGCCGCGCGCCTTAGCCGCCTGCTGGACAGCGCTGCGCAGGGCGACAAGATTTTTCGAACCTTGCGCACCGCGGCCAAGGTTTTGCAGCACCGTACGATCACCCGCCAGATATTGATCGGCCATGAAACTGAGATCGTCCTGGCTAAGCGCGGCGTTAGGGTCACCCACAGTGTGCGCGTTCAGCGATTCGCGGCGCAGCTGCAGCATCTGCTGCTGGATGCCGAGCGAATCCTCATGCGCCTGCATGCGATCGGCGCGGTTCGCCGCGTTATCTTCCGCGCGCTGGCGCAGCGAGTCGTAACGCTCCTGCAATTGCGCCATCTGCAGTTCACGCGTGAACTGTTGCTGCATCTGCGCGGCCTGCGCTTTTGCCTGCGAATCGAGGATAGGCATGAGTTGGCCGAGTCCCGCCATCAGGTCGGCGCCAGACAGCCCCTGATCCTTGAGCACCTTGATTGCGCTTTCGAGCGTGAGCGGCCCCGACTGCTGCGGTTGCTGTTGTTGCTGGGGCGCGGCGGTCATCGGGGGCGACTGGATCTGCGGCGGGGTGCCCTGCGCGGGCGAACCCGACGTCGGCATCGCGCGGAAAGGCGGCAAAGGGGGTTTCACGCCACCCGGCGCAGGTCCCATGCCGGGCAGCGGCACGCCGCCGCCCTGGGGTTGCGCGGCCTGTGCGGGCTGCGATGCCTGCCCGGGCATAGGCGGTTGCGGGGGGGGCGGCATCTGCGAGGGCTGCCCCTGCGCGGCGAGCAATTGCGGCAACGCGTTCCCGGCGGCGGCGAGCGCCGCCTGCTGGCGCTGGCGATCCTGCTGCGCATGCTGGAACATCGCCATGCGCATGGCGGCCTGCTGGCGCGCATCGATCAGATTCTGATTCGCCTGCGCCCCCTGCATGCCGGCAAGGTAGTAGTTCACGGGCTCCATGTTTCACCTCACATCGTGAAGCCGTACGAATTCCCGCCGCCCGAATAGTACGGGCTCGACGTGAACGCCCCACTGAAATCTCCGCTGCCGTACGACCCGGTCGTGCCGCTGAACAGGTTGCTCAGGCCTCCCGCGTTCTGCACGGAATTGCCGATGCCGCCGAGCGCACTCGACAGGCTCTGACCGTAGCTCTGTGCGTTCGTCGACGCGTTCTGAAACGGCACCGACTGCGCGCCCTGCCCGTTGTTCATGTACGGGATGATCGAGCCCATCAGCCCTTCGGCGGGCCCATACACGTTCTGGTTGAGGAAGGAGCCGTACGTGTTCGCGAGCTGCCCGGGCAACGTGTAGACGGACTGTGCGACGTTGTACGGCGTCGAGCCACCGGCGAGCGTGTACTGTGGCGCGGACGTGAGCGCATTGGCTCCGGCCGTACCGTACTGCCCGGCGGTATTCGCCGCGCTGGTATAGGCAGAGAGCCCCTGCGCGGCGCGGGAGAGCTGATTGTTCTGCCAGTCGATATTGAAATTCGACATGGCCTGATTCGCGACGCCCGCGCCCGCGGCAGACGATCCGAGCCCATACATCGAATTCGTGGCGCCAGTCTGATCCTGCAGTTGCTGCGCCGTGCGGTTATAGAGCGCGTTCTGCGGATCGAGGCCCATGTTGTAGACGTTCTGACCGGCGCTCAGCAATTGTTGCTGGGTGGCGAGATCCTGATTGCCGAGAGTCGTCAGCGCGCTTCCCGCATTCGTGTAACCCTGCCCGGCCGCCTGCGCCGCGGCCAGATAGCCGGGGCTGTACATGGCGTCCGCATTCAGGCCGCCATAAAGCGAGCTGAGCGCGTACTGGGTCAGATCGGTGTTGTTGTAGACGTTGTTCAGGTTCGACAGCAGACCCTGCCATGTCGTGTCAGCCGTACCCAGCCCCGTCGGAACGTAATAGCTGCTGCTACCGGAAGTGCTCGGCGACATCGCGCTCGACACTGCCGCGCCGCCGATCGTTCCTACTGCAGCACCCACTGCGGCCCATGGCATGGTTCACTCCTTGATCAAAACTTCGTCGATCGTCTCCGGGTCTGCGACGTCGGTGGCGTGCACACAGAACCAGACGATGTCCGTCAGCGCCTTGATACCGTGGCGCTTCCCGGCCTTGATCTCGATTACGCACGGCCCGTTATGGACACTAAGTTCGCCGTCAAGATCCATCAGCACCGAGCCGGAGCCAAGAATCCCGAAATGGTCGTACTTGTGCTCATGCGTCAGCACTTCGCCTTCGCGCGTGAGCGCCATCTCGCGCACGTAGACCCCAGCCGAAAAGTGATGCTTGATCACTTTTCGCACCGGATCGATACGATCAGCGTGATGCGGTCGTCCTCGCCTTCGTTGACAACCTCGTGCTCTTTCGTGTTGTCGAAATACCAGACGTCACCCGGCGCCATGCGCACGACTTCATCCTCGACCCGGTTCCAGCACTGCGGATTCGATTGCAGGGGTACGTAGAGCTTCGTGTTGTAGTGGCGCACGTGCCAGCTGTCATCGGCGTGCGGCAGCACTCGCTTGCCGGCCGGAATCTTCGTGATCAGGATGCCGCCCAGCCGCGTGCCTTCGACGCGCGCCATGAGACCGAACACGATCGGCCGCACCTGAGGCAGCGCATACCACTCCGGATAGAACACCGCGTCGTGCGCATCGTTAAAGCCGGTGTAGTCGCCCTTCGCCTTGAACGGCTTCTCGTCGTTGTAGCGAAGCCAGATATCCGACACGTCGGTGTGCGGATTATCTTCGCCGTCGGTGCGCACCTGATGGCGATCCCACAGCCCCGGCTGACGCGCTATGGCGAGCAGAAGCGGCGCGGTGTCGATTCCCTGTCCAATCTTTACGAGATTCCTCACGAAGCACCCTTGATACGTTCTGCCACGTGCAAACCACCGAGACCCAGCATGCCGAGCGTCAGCGTCGACAACTCGCTCAAATCAAGCGGCGTCATGTTCAGCGGATGGCCGAACATTGCGGTCCCTGCGTTCAGTAGCGGTTGAAGAACAAAATTCCATGCGTAGCCAGCGACGCAGACCCATCCCATGCCACCGCGCCAATGCTGCAGCGGATCGCTGCTTTGCGCCTCGGCCTGGTTGATCTGAAGTTGGCCCTGCACCATCGCCAGCACTGCGGCGAGCTGTTGCTGCTCCGCCTGCGTCTTGTCCGGCCAGATCCGCTGCACAATGGTGGTTGCGAGATCAGACACGGCCGTGATCGGGTCAACTGCTGGCATTTTCGGCTCCGTTCAATTCCATTGATTCGTCGACCCCAAGTGCCGCTTTTGCCTGCTTCCAAAGCGCCTCACGATCAGCGATCCCCGTGAGGCCGCCATTGATCCGACGCGTGATCGTTTCGAAATCGCCCGCATCGGCCAGGTCATTCAGTCCGTGCTCATTCCAGAACCATGCCGCCGACAGTGCGGCATTCGATGGCGTGGCGAGCAGTTCCGGAGAGGCAATCAGATCCATCCCGAGCGCGTCCCCGCACTTCTGGTAGTTCGCTCGTCCGGTGATCTGGATGAGCCCGCGCCCGCGATACCGGAAGCCGTCGCCGCCGTGGGTATTGCCCAAATCTCGGGCTTTAACGGACGGAGGCTCGTACCCGGCCTGTGCAGAAGTCGGTCCCCACAGTTCGACGAGGAAAATGAACTTGCCGGACTCGTGACCGATCTGCGCGATGAATGCGGCAAGGCGCGCGGGCGAGTCGATCGCATACAGCGCAGCAGCCGCGCTCAGTGGTCCGGACCACGTCTCGGCACGTGTGACGGGAATGCCCAGACACTGCGCGAGCAGATCCGGCGTCACAGCTTCCCCACTGCCTGCATGATCTCGGTCACCTTGTCGGCCGTCGCCTTGGCCGTATCCTCGATGATCATCGTGACCGCGCTTTCGAGCGACGAGAGGTTCTGCGCCTTGCCGTGAAGATCAACCAGCGCGGCAAGCTTTTCGGGGATCGAGCGCGCGTCGGTGACGATGGCGTTGAACTCGCTTTCGATAGTGGTCCAGATGCTCATGACCTTCTCCTAGAAGAACTTCTTGAATCCGCCGCCAGCACCGAACGCTGCGGTCGCAATCAACAAGTACAAAATCACACGCCACACCAGGGCAAGCACTCCGCGGCCGACGTTGAGCTGGAAACGTTGAGTGATGCCGTTCTCGATCTGCTCGGCGATTGCCTTGACATCGTCTTCGCTGAGTGTCCGGTTACCCATGGTTTCCCCGTATGAATGTTGGCGAAAAGTTACCTTTGTTTCCCGGTCAAGTGGACGGCTGGATGGTGATCGAATTAGCCGTCGCTCCCGATGATTTAGCGAACAGATTTGAAGGTGCGACTGTAGTCGACCACGGTCCGCTCGAAACACCTGTGTAATTGAGGACTGCGGACAGACCGGTGGTGTGGTTCGTGACGAGCACCCGCCCCCGGTAAAGCGCTGGCAACGTGTTGCCCTGCGTGTACAGCGTGCAGGAATTGCCCGGGTTATCGGCCTCGATCAGAACGACGTCGAAGAACGCTGCCGAAAAAAGTGGCGCGACGGCGAAGCCGTTACTGTTCACGTAAGCGATCGCATTCGCCTGCCCTGACTTCCCCAGCAGGTCGCCGAAACTGATCGGTGCCGCAGTCTTGCCAGCCAGTGCCAGAACCCACGCGTGCGTCAAAGACAGCGGCAGCGACAGGCCGAGCTCGGTTGCTATCTGCGACATCGATAGTGGGTAGCTGGCGGGGAGCGTCATTTGACCGGCTCCAGAAGCGCGCGCAGGCGAAGCACTTCTTTCGCGAGCTCGACGCACATGACAACTGCCGCCTGCCCGTATGCAACCGACAGGAAGCCGTCCGGGCCTTCAAGAACCGCCTCGGGCAGTGCGCGCTGCAGCGACTGCGCGCTTACCCCGGCGTTGCGCTCGCCGGTGCTGATGCGTTCGAACGTGCCGCTCTGCAGCTCCGCTACGCGCTCGAGGAAATCGGGGCGCACGCTTTGCCAATCGCGTTTGAGACGTTCGTCCGAATTCGCCGTGATGTTGCCCGAGCACGTGAATTGCGCGGCGAAACAGGTCAACGTGCCGGTAGCTGGGGTACTGCTACCGCCCGACGCTATCAGGCGAACATCAAAATTCGAATTGCTGCTCCCGGCGTTCCCGGACGAGTAAAAATTGAGGAATGGCGTGTTCGTTGCGGAGATATTCCCGAGGTACTGCCCCGGTGATATGGCTCCCATGGTGAGCGACACGCCATCCACTTCGAGCGTCCCCTGTACGTCCAGCGCTGCGCTGCCGATCGTCGCAAGATCCGGGAGCGCGGTGACGTTCAGCGGCGCACCGTTGGCGTTCACCTGATTGATGATGAAGTTCAGATTAGCCATCACCTGCGAAGCATCCGCATTGGTGCCGTTCTGCAAGGTGGCTGGCAACGTGCCGATGATGCCGCTCATGATTTACCCCTGGTTCGTATAGCCCGTATCCTGATAACGGGCGAAGAAGGTACCGATCTGGATTTCGTTCACGGGCGTCACGGTGATGTCGATGGACATTTTCTGGAACACCAGCGCGCCGGGCCACGGGATGCCGTAGACGTGCGGGATGCTGGCGTTCGCGCTCCAGTTCGCCTGCCCCCACACAAACGCTCCCCATACTGAGCCGGCCGGCGGCGTCTGGACGAACGTGGTGCCAAGCGTGTTGTTCTGGTCGTCGAGTGCGGTCAGATTGAACACCGCAGCGTTACCGGTAGACGCAAGCTCGAGTGTCGATTCGACGACCTGGATTTCCTGCATGTGGCCGGTTTTCGGAAAATTCGACGACCGCAGATGGCACATGAAGGCCGCGGCCGCATCGAGATAGCTCGAATTTTCAGTCGGGATCGTCGCGCTCACGAACAGCGCAGCGCCGTGCGATGCTCCGGACAGGAGAAACGAATCGCCGTACTGCGCGGCGCAGTCGTACGTGAACGTGTGCGGGCCAGTCCAGCGCTTGCGTCGGATGTCGTACCAGTAGTCGTTCGTCTGCGCTTGCCCCTGAATCACCGTCGGCACGCACACCCGATAGATGTTTCCGGAGAACGCCGCGGAGATACGCGAGGGCTGCGTCGTGTTCTGGAATGGCACCTGCAGATCTGCTGGGAAATCGGTGCCCGGGCGGCTCGACAGCGGCACGAGCGTGCCGAGAAAGTTCAGGATGTACGGCGCGTCGACCCCAGCGAAGAAAATGCCGAACGGTCCCTGCACGACGCTGCGCGGCGCGATACAGCCAGTCGTCAGCGAAATGTAGTTCAACGCCAGATTGCTGGTCGTCGTGTCGCCAGTGATCTGCCAGATCTGGTTCTGCTTGAACACCACCAGCGCACCGATCACGCCTGCACTCGTCGTCTGGATCGGCAGGCCGGACTGTGCGACAACCGGCGTCGTATCCCCCACCGTCACGGCTTGCGAAGCATTCGTGCGCGTGAGCGGTACCAGCACGTCGCTAAACTGCAGCGTGTTGCCTACCGCAAACCATGCGCGATTGTTGAAATTCGCAACAGACGTCGGCACCGCCGTCAGCGGGTTCGTGGCGAGATTCGCGGACGACCACGCCGGCGCGGCCGGGTTCGAAATGTCGATCACGCCGAAGAAGTTCGAACCGGAACCGCTGAAGCCGGGATGGGTGATCAGAATCTTCGTGGACACCACCGACATGGTGGGCGGCGTCCAGATGCCGCTCGTGGACGGCGATGCGGGCACGTTCGCGGACGTGACCCCGCTGATCGTGATGAACGTGTTTGTCGCGAGGTTGTACGCAAACGGTTCGTCGAACCCGGGATTACGCCCGCTCGACACCATGCCGTAGGCCACGTTGCCGATCACGATCGCAACCGATACGAAGGTCGGAGACGTAAAGCTGCCGAACGACGTCGCAGCATTGCCCACGCCCGGGCGCGCGACGATGATTTCGGGATTTCCCTGATCGAAAACGAGATTGGTCAGCAGCTGGCAGGCGCCAGCAAAGGCATCTGTCGCGTCGAAAGCATCGCACAGGCCCTTCGGCGTGAAGCGGACCGGCTTCGCATTGCGGATAGCCATGTCGCGCTCCTAGTCCGTGATCTTCGTCGGCTTGAGCGTGCGGTTCGTATGGAAGCGCCGCGGATCGAGCCGCACCGACTTGACGACTGCCTGCTCGTCGCCTTCCATGATGAGGTGCGTGTAGAGCATCTTTTCGCACTCGGCGATCAGCGCGTCGTGGCGCGTGTCGTCCGTCTCGACCATCAGCTCGGCGGCCGTACGCTTGATGAGGTACAGGCTGTCCGGGAACCACGGGATGAGCGTCGACGATTCCGGTGCCACGATATCCGGCTGCTTCACCATGTAGCGGTGCGTGAGCGCGATCTGCCCCGATGATTGCGGGTAAATGAAGATCTGCCCTGCCGACTGGTTAGCCTGCGCGGTCGTTTCGTCGTAAAGCAACGTCATGAACTCGTACGGATAATTGGCGATCGAGGGGTCTTTAAACTCCTGATCCCATTCCTCCGGCGAGATGGGGTGCAGAAAATACGGCAGGTTGTTTTGCAGGAAGAACAGATCGTACGTGCGCAGATAATTCAGCGGCAACGTGAACGGTCCGTAATTGTTGGCCTGCACGACAACCTGCTCGACAACGCGATTGATTTTCAGATCGCGGTGAAGCCACAGGTCCTCCAGGACGCTATTTAGGTAGATCCCGCCCTGCGTGATCCAGCCGGGAACCTTGGCGATCGCGCAGGCGCGCTGCACGATCTGTTGTGCCTGGAGGTAGGCCATGATCAGACGCCCGCGCGCGCGTCCGCGATCTTCTTGCGCGCCTTTTCGAGCTCTGCCTGGATGCCCTTGATCTGGGTCGGCGCATTCGACAGGCTCTGCTGCTCCTGACTGGTCAGCGCTTTTGCTTCCTTGTCGCCCTTCTTGCGCTTGTTGTTGCGCTCGAGCAGATCCGCATAGGCATGCGACATGTCGTCGTGCGCCTTCTGCCATTGCTCGATATGCGCCTCGAGCACGGGAATCTCGAGCAGACGCTGCTGACGTTGCAGCGCTTCGCGCACGGTGTCCATGCGGGCGTCGAGCGAGGCTTTATCCTCGCCTTCGACGAGATAGCCGCTGGCGGACAGCTGCGCCTGATTCGGCGCGGGGAGCGTGATCGAGAAGTTGCCGATCACCGTGGCAGCCGTAACTTCCTTGGAGGCTTCCATGTTTTTCCTTTGGAGGGGTGAAGAATTACTGGTATGCCCAGGCCGGCGCAGCGCCGCCACCGAGCACCTTGTTCTGGTGCTGCTTGTAGGGGTTGAACGCGTGGCCGTTGATATCGTTCTCGTGCACCCACGTACGCGCAACCATCTCCTTGATGCAGCGGAGCGTGTCGGTGTCGAACTTGTACGTGTGACCGTGCAGGTACGGCTTGCCGTTGATCTTGAGGTGGTCGCCGCCGGCCGGTGCGAGGTCGATGCGGTAGAACCAGAGATCGGTTTCGCCGTCCTCGGCCTTCCCGGCAAAGCGCTCGACTACGCCCGACGTCAGCAGTGCCGATTGCGCCTGCGCAGACAGACGCGCCGATTCTTCTTCGGCGATGTCCTTGGCCGCGGTCAGCGCTTCCTTTTCCGCTTCAAGCAGCCGGATGCGCTCGAGCAGCTCGTCGCGGCTTTCTTCGGCAAGGGTACCTTCGCCGAGCAGTTCGTTTTCAGCGGCGTTAGCCGCCTCCGGAACCGGCTTGCCGGCCGGTTCCTGGGGGGTGCGTGCGGCCATCAGTTACTCCTTACGGGGTCGTGATCGTGCCGCCCTGATAACCCGGCGAGAATGCGGAACCGCATTCGACGCGGGCCAGGAAGGCCGTGTTGAGCAGAATCGAGCCGTAGAACACCTTCCACGACACGACACGCGTCTGGTTGAGCGGGTCGGACTTGTCGGCACCCGTCAGGTAGTGGAACTCGGGGTTCTCAAGCAGCACCTGACCGTAGCTGTGGTTGCCGATGTAGATCACCGGGAACACCGACACGCCGTTCGCGGGTGCGGCCGGCGGCGTCTGCGTGACGCCGATGCCCGTCAGCGTGACGGTCTGGTTCGGCTGCAGCTGCGTCGCCTGCCCGGCCAGCACGCCCGTAACGGGCACGCCGTTGCCGATGGCCGTTGCGAGGTTCGACGGGTTCGCGGTCGTCCCGATATAGACGTTGAAAACGTAGTTCGGGAACGACGGCAGCGTGACGGCGATCGAGCCCGTCGGGCCGGTAACGCTGATCGAGCTCGACACCTGGTAGATCGTCTGCTCAACCGACGTGAGCGCCGGTGCTGCGGTGACCTGGATGTAATACGTGCCCGTGGCGAGCTGGCCGCCCGACGTCGACGCCGTGCCGTTGATCTGCGGGCCGCCCGTCCAGTACGGCATCATGTTCGTTTCGCAGAAACGGATGCCACCGAAGTCGCCGAGCTCGTTGTTGTAGAGCCGGTTGACGTCGCTGTAGGCCCATGCCTGCTGAACCGACGAATTCTCGCGCATGTCCTGCGCCGAAAACGGGCTGATGAGCGCCACGTAATGCTGCTTGACGCGCGGCGTCTGCGACGGATCGCGATACGCGCCCGCCTCGATCATCATGTCCTCGCGTTCGTCGCCGTTGAAGCGCGGCACGCCGTAGGCGGCCATCGACGCGAAGATGCGATTCGATTCGTGCGGCGACATCACGTTCGAAGCCGTGAGCGCCGCGCGGTTTGCAGCACCGCCCGCGTAGTTGACCTGCGGCGCGGACAGCAGCGTATTGAGCGTGTTGCGCTCGAGCGTTTCCGGCATCTGGATCGCCACCAGTTCGCACGCCTGCTGGAACAACGGGTGCTTGATGGTGAGGTTCGCAACGTCGGTGATGATCACGCGGTCGCCCCACTGCTGCGCGGTCGCGCTGACCTGTTGCAGGGTCATCGCTTCGCCCGGGGGCGCGACGCCTTCCTGCAGTGGCGCGTACGGCAGCGGCAAGCGCTGGTAGCGCGATGCGGTGTACGTCGTGCCGCGGTTCGTGTCCAGTTTCAGCGGCTTACCGAACTGATACGCGACCAGTTGGCGGCGCGCCAGAGGCTCGACTTCTTCCTGAATGTACGCTTCGACGTCAGCCGTGAAGCTCGTGGACTGGTTCGTCACACCCGGAAACAGGAGGCCCACCAGAAGGGCCAGAGTTTTGGTCAGCATGGTGTCCTCGTGCTGGGGTTAGATATTCACGCCCTCCAGACGCGCGGCGCGCTTCTGGTGATCGGTCTGTCCACGGCCGGACGGCACGTTCGGTCGAACGTTCGGCGACTTCCCGCGCGGTATGTCGGCAGCGGGTGCCTTTGCCTTCGCTTTGGGCTTGAGCTTGCCCTCAGCGATGTCCTTGCCGAGCATGTGGTAGTACACCGCTTCACGCGAGACGTTGCGGCCCTGCGCGCGCTCCGATTGCACGGCCTGTTCGACGCGGTCGCGATAGCGCGAGCGGTGCGGATCGCTCGAAAACTTCGATTCGAACGCGGTGCGATCGTTGAGGTCCTGCGCCTGGAACAGCGCGTGCGCGGCGGCCTGCTGGCTTTGGCGCATCGTGCGGTTCGACTGGATCTGCCACCGCTCGAGCTCGGTCGTATCGGGGTTGCGCAGACGTTCTTCTTCGCGTTCGAAATCCCGATCCGTCGGTGCCGGTGCGGGCGCGGCACGGCGCATTTCGTCTGCCTGGCGGCGAGCGTCCTCAACGGTGCGTTCGAGCGCCGCGATACGATCCGCATCCGGCGGTGAACGGCGCGCAGGGGGCGTCGGTTCTGCGAAATCGAATTCGATTTCATCGTCTGCGGGCGGGTCATCCGCTGGCGGATCGATATCGTCGACGCCCGGGAACAGGAAAGAGAGAAGTCGGCGCAGGAGCTTGCTCATGGAGCGGTCCTTAGGATTGCGTACCGGTTCCGACCGACTGGATCGTCGCGGTCGTCGCGCTGGTGATGGTGATGATGAAATCGCGCCACGTGTTCTGCGCGACCGACTGGGTGCCGTTGAGCGTCCATCCGGTATTCGTGGTGAGCGTCCAGGCAAACGCCCCGCTCGAGCTGTTGATAACACGCAGCTGGAAGCTGATGCCGGTCGGGCTTCCCTGAACTACCTGCGGCAGCGCGGCGATGAGAGCAGCGACGGTCGGCAGCTGCGCATTCGCTGCGGCGGTGAGCGTGCCCGTGAGATTCAGGAAGTTCTGTGCGGCGCCGGCGATCTGCTGGGCAGTCAGGGTGAAAGCCGCCGTATTGGTGGCCACGTTGAAGCCGGTTTCCTGAAACGGATTCATGCCCAAAACCGCATTGACTAGGCTGATCTGATCGGGAATCGAACCGTTATCGGCGATTTGGGGCGTGTTGCCGGCGCCGACGGCCGGGAAGATAAGGTCGAGCAGACGGGCCAGAAGGGTTTTGCGCACGATGATCTCCAGATCAGGGTTGCGCAAACAGTACGAATATTTCCTGACCTATTCAAACCTCAGGGCACGGCTGGCGGTTGCGGTGGATCTCCAAACGTCCCGTCTACGTACGTCGAACCGATTCCCACATACGATCCTGCTGGGATCTGCACGACAGTGGTGCCCTCAGGTGGTTGCCAGTTGGTCGTGCCATCCCATTCAACGATGTTCACGACAGCGCCGTTTTCAATGATTGCGTAGCTCATTAGTTGTACTCGTAGACGATTACGAGACCTGGACGACCTGTTCCGCCAGCCGTCGCCGCGCCGCTCGCATATCCATAACATCCACCCGCACCGGAACCGTAGCCTGAGGCATTCACCACAGCATTGATGCCCCCTTGCGTCCCGGTCCCAAATGGTCCTGAGCCACCCGTCGACGCAAATCCGTTCGGGGTGTTGTATGTGCTGAAACCCGGAATGCCCCATTGTCCTGTCGCACCATAGAGCAACGTTCCGCTTGACGTAGGCGCTGCACCCGGGATTGCGGGAGAGCCATAAATCATCGCATTGGTCAGCGTCGTCGCTGAACCCGCCGGACCGCCGCCACCGCCCGGCGCAACCAGGTACGTTCCGATGCTTGTCTGGCCGCCTGCGGTTCCTGCATTGGCGCCGGCTGTGCCGCCAGTTCCCGCAGCACCAATCGTGACCGTCTGGCTGGTGGGCGAAATGATGCGCGCAACGCCCCATGATCCTGCCGTTCCTGCACCGGCGATTGCGACCTGACTTGCCGAGGTAGCTGCGCATCCACCGCCGCCGCCACCGGCACCGGTGCCATAGATGATTGCGCTGTTCGTGCCCGTGGTCGGCGTATAGGTTCCACTCGACGTGAAGACCTGGACGTTGAGCAATCGACCCGTACCCGCATTCGCGATGACGAAGGCGGTCGTCGCGATCTGCGTCGTGTTCGTTGCAAGCGCTGCCGTCGGAGCCGCAGGCGTGCCAGTGAAAGTCGGCGACGCCAGTAGCGCGTAAGACGCAGCCGCCGTTCCGCCGAGCGTCGAGGCATTGATCGCGGTGTTGCACGAGAAGCCGCTGGCGGAAGTCCAGTTCAGCGCGCTCGACGACGTGCTGCAGTTCGGCACCGCCAGAGCAGCGACATTGGCCGTCGCGCCAGTCGCGTTTCCGAGGACCGTATTGGCTGCCGCCTGCGCGAGATTCGCATACGTGATGCCATTCGTCAGGCTCTGGAATGCGTAGGCACCGGCGCCCGTGCGCGTGAGAAAGCCCGTGCCCGAAAAGCCCGTGATGTTGTCGAGCGTGGTGCCACTCGCGCTCGCCGCGCCTGTGCCGCCCGACGAGACCGCGAGCGGGTGGTTCGTGAGCGTCACCGTGCCCTGCACCGTGAGGTTGTTGTAGGTGGGCGACGGGTAGCTCTGCGCGAACACACTGGCCGAAGCCAATACGAGCAACGCGGCAAACAGTTTTTTCATGATCACCTCTACGATTGGGCGAGCGTGCCGCCGTTGTTCCACAAGATGCCTGCGGACGCAGGGAGTGTGGTCGGCAGGCTGTTGAACCAGGCGAGCATCGCGGCCGCGAATTGCGGACTCGCGCCGTTCGCGAGCGTGTTCAGCGCCACGTTTAGCTGGTTCGCCATGCTGATGAACCCGGCATTGATCTGCTCAGGCGGCACGTCGGTGCCGGCCGCCAGCACCTGCGGCGGGATGATCCGGAATGCGTCAGCCATTGAGCGCCTCCAGTCGTTCTTTCGTGCCCGGGTGAAACGCACTCCGGGGCTGTGGATGGCGGCACAGGAACGAGCGCATCCCATGCGCCAGCCCCTGTTCTTTCACGTATGCATCTGCGGCGAGCTCCTGCTCGCGGCAGCGCGCGCAGACCCACTCGAAATCCCAGAATACGCGCAGCGTGAGAAACCACCACAGGCGGCGCAACGTGTCGTAGTTGCGGATGTGCCCGGTCTCGTGCGCCATCACGGCGGCTTTCTCCGTTGCCGTGAGGCTGCGGAAAAAATCGCCGGTCTGGATGGTGCCCCATGGCGTGCACCGTGCCACGTATCGTTTCATCGCGGCCCTGCCGTCGGTGAAGCAAGCTGATCAGGATGGATCATCCCAGGAGGGCCTTGCGGACGCGGCGTTCCTGGCTGCGCGCCGGGGCGAGGCGTCCCCGCGACGCCCGGACCCGCACCACCCGGCAGGCCCTGCAACCCTCGTTGCTGCGGTTGCTTGGGCGCCATCTGCGCCTCGAGCTTGGCCTTCATCGCCTGCTGGTGCTGCTGGATATGCGCGCGGAACAAACCGGCCTGATCGCCCGTGAGTTGCGCGGCGCGCAGGTGTGACGCAAGGTGCGCGCGGTCGTCGTCGGCCTGATGCACTTCGGCCTGCAGCCCGTTGTGCATCATCAGGTTCTCGTCCTCTGGGTCGAGGTGGAACATGTTGCGTTCGTCGATCAGAATGCGCGGCGCAACTTCCGGACCGAAGATCTGCTCGGTGCCGTATTCGAGGATCGGACCGATATTCAGGCGGCGGCCGTCGAGCTGCTGCGGAGGAATTCCGCGCAGCACGTTCATCCACGCGATCATCTGCTGCATGCGCTGCATGTTCTGCTGGTATGACGTGCCGCACCAGCGGAAGAAGTAGCGCTCGCCGAACGCCTGCACTGGGATAACCTGCAGATTGGCACGTGCGCCAATTTCTCCGAGAACTTCGACTGTCAGTTCCTGAGTGCGGAATTGCCGGTCGAGTTCGAACATCCATTCGAGAAGCGGATTGAGGATTACCTCCTCATACCGCTTCGCATTGTCGATGATGTTCGATTCCTGGGCCTGCGCCATGGCCGCCATCTGAGCCTGGTTCTTCCGGCCCGCTGGCGCCTTTCCCATCATTGAGTCGTTCACGTCCATCGACTCGTTGATCTGCTGCTTGAGGTTTTCACACAGCGGAATCGCGTCTTTATAGATGGCCGGGAAGTTCGCGAATTTCGTCTTGTTTGGGTCGGTCAGCCACACCGCCGCGAGGCCAACCACCATCGACTGGTAGTTCGGGCTCGAAAGCGGATCGACCATAGTGATCGGCAGCAGGCTGTACTGCGCCGAGTCCTGTCCCATGTTCCAGTAATCGTTCAGGTTCCACTGCAGGAACTTGACCGGTTCGACGTTGGAGACGCCGAAGAACGAGCCGGTGATCCGCTCGATGGGAGCGCTGATGATGGGCCGTTTTCCAGACCAAAATGGATTGCGGATAATGCCAAGAATGACGTTCTCACCCGCGTAATAAACGAAACACGGTTCCTTGCCGTTTCCGAGGTCGAGATTCGTGTGGGCTTCATAGATCAACGCGTATTTGTAGGTGCCTTCGGTGCGAATGCCTGCGTCAGCCGTACGGCGCTTGGGCGGTACGTACTTTTCGCGGCCACCACTCGGCTTCGCGAGCGTATCCACGAGTTCCTTGGCCCCGTGACCGACGAACACACCCTCATCGACGAACTGCTGCACCGCATCGATATCGAGGCGCAGCCGGATACAGGTGGCAGTGGCTTTCTCGACACTGCTGCAGGTAGGCGGATAGACCGCCAGATCTTCGGTGGCAAAAGGAACGATGTCCGGCCCTTCGGTCGTGACGTCCTTTTCCTCCGACTCCCAATCCCAATCCTCGTCGGGCGCGGCCACGTCCTCGACCTCACCACCCAGTTCGTGATCCTCAAGGATCGGCGGCTTGCGGATCAGTTCTCGCACGCGACGCTGGGTCTTCGACCAGTCGACGTACAAATTCCATTGTCCTGTCACGTCACCGGCAATCAGGTCAGCTCGCACGGCTTCCTTTACGCCCGCCGAACGGATGTAATGCTCAAGCAGGCTGATCTGCTGGAATGGAATATTGCCGTCCGGGCCAGTGGCACCGACGTGTTTGTGGTTCACAGGGAAAAGCTGCGCGAGGGTGCGCTTGACGCGCGCCTTGATCGCGTTGCGCACGGCCGGGATATAGCACTGGCTGTTGCCCGAATACTGCTGGTTTTCATCGGGCTGGGCGTTGAAGATGGACCAGTATTCCTCGCACCGGTCCATCTGCTCCTGCTTGTTCTCGTAGCACTTCGAGAGCTTCGGGTAGAGCTTGGCCGCGTCGGTGTAGGCATCGGAATCCGGGTGTTCGGCCCAATTCTCGATCTCTTCGCCAGTCCTTTCAGCGTCGATAGCCCGCGCGTCAATGGTTTCGACGGCGGGCTTCTTGTCCTCTTTTTTTGGTTTCTTCGCGCGGGCCATGAACGATTAGCCGATCACCTTGCCGCGGAGCTTGCGCTCGAGCGACGTGCCGGTGTTCCGGTCGCGCGGCGTGCGCTTCGGACGATCGTCGACATTGGACTTGTACGGACCCTTGCCGAAGAACGTGTTCACGTCGCGCGACTCCGAACGCGTGCCCTGAAACTCACGCCGGCGGGCCATCACAGACCTTCACGGCGCATTTTTTCGCGCATCGGGCCGCCCTGCAGGCGCTCACCGACACGTTCGGGCTTACCGTATGCACCACCCTGCTGCTTGCCCTGGTAAAAATCCGTGGGGCGTTGGGTCGGTGCTTTGGGCATGATTTTTCGATCGATTGCCATGGTCATCTCCGGGGCAATGTGGTCAGGTAGCTCACACCCTGCGGATTAGTGCCCATGTTCACGCCTTCCGGCAGGACGTCCGCGCGTTGAGAGCCAATAACTTGAATCGCCGCTTCCAAACCTTCAATCAAGGTTCTGTGCGGACCAGTCTCGGGGAGGCTACCTTTATTTCCTGATCGATCCATTGGAAAGACGTAGCCGCCAGCCATCGCGTTCAGGGTGTGTGTTGCGCCGTCTCGATCGACAAGTAACAGGCGACGGCCCTTTGCTTCGGTTCGAATCAATGGCGAAAGCGCGCCGCGAGAGATGTTGATGTAGGCTCCGCGCATCGGGTGCATGTTCGCAGCACGCAATGCAGGAACGATCGGCATGCGATCGGACTGATCCACCACGTCGGCGGGGAGCCAGGCGGTGATCCGCGCGCGCGGGAACGCCGCACGAACTAACTGGGCGATATCGGGCACAGCATCTTTCGGCGGAACGGGAGATACCCAGTCGGCGACAATCACCGCCCGTTGGCCCTCGATGCACACGAGTGCCGCGGTGGTTTCAGTTCCGCTCGCATTGAAGGCAAGCGCCAGCGGGTTCTGCTGAGTGGGCTCGTATTCGCTGGTGAGATTCCATTCGCCAAAGTCTTCGTACACGGGAATGCCGGCGAACACCCGCTGCACGTACGCCAGTGCGTTCAGGATGTCTCGCTTGCCACTCGGGAAGTTGAGGATTTCAGACACGAGTTTCGGATGCGCACCGCGGCCGCCGACGAGAACAATGTCGCCTGCCTGAAAGAACGGTTGCAGGCCCATGATGAACTGGACCTTGTCCCGATCCTGGGGAGCCGACAACGCACGCAGCACGAGTGTCGTGCCACGACGAAGCATCTCCGCGCGCATCGGCTGCAGCAGCCATTCGTCGAGAGAATTCTTTTCGATCGCTACCGACGCGTTCCCATGCCGGCCGGAAGACTTGAACGCGTCATCGATGATCTCGTCCGGCTTCCAGTACTCGCCCGACGAGTCATGCACGAAAATCCTCGTGCCAAGGCGGCTCACCACCACCCGCCCTGTGCGGTCGCTCTTCTTCACATCCGTCGTACGCGCCGGGTCAGTGATCACTACCTTCGGCAACCAGGGAGCAGGATCGAGCGCGCATTCTCGGATGTGATCCTCCTCGAACGGCTTGTCCTGAGTGCCGATCGCCTCCAGCATGTATTCCTGCATGAACCCGCGCAGCTGGCCCGCCCGCTCCATCTCGTCACGCTTCTTGCGAATCCACTCCATCGGATAGCGGTCCGGCCACAGCGATTCAGTCGCCGGATCGTCAATGTCCCCATTGCAGATCGGAAAGCGGCGCGTGGTCCAGTCCGGGTTATCGCGCAAACGTGTCACGAGACAATCCTCGGCCAGTGGCGTCTGCGTGAAGCGGATCTTGCCCTTGACCTTGTCCATCGCCGGCATCAGTTCAAGGTACAGCTTGTTCATCGACGCATTGACCGCCGCAGCGTCCTTCACTCGCTCCTTGTTTTCGATGTCGTCGAGATACGCGCGATCCGGCCGCAGGTCGTGCCATTTGAACCCGCGCAGCTCTTCCTCCCACCCGTGAGCCTCGAGCAGAACCCCGTTCGGCAATTCGATCTGATGCTCGTTCCACAGTCGGCCGGCCGCCTTCAGCCGCCCAAAGAGGCTCTGCAGCTTCATGTTCCGAGATGCTTCGAACTTGATCGCCTCAAGCCGCTGACATGCCTTCGTATACGTTTCGCCGATGATCAGGCAATAACCGAAGTTGCCAAAAGCCGCCTCCAGCAGCAGAAACTCTTCCGAGAGCGTGGACTTGGCGCCCTCCCGGAACGCCTCGATCATCGCGAACTCGTCGACGCTGCGCCAGAGATCCATCACCTCGACGTGGAAAGCCGGCGAAGCCTGAGGGTGACGATGCGGAAACATCATCGACGAGGCGAGCGCCCGGTCTTCCGATATCGCCTTCAGCAACGCTGCGTTGGTGAGTGCCATGCAAAATCCTCCTCGCGGAAGATCATCGGCACTTTTCCTGCCCCGATCCGGGCGGCCCGGGAGATCCTCAATTTCGAGGACACCCGCCTCGACGGACCGACTCAAAGACGGTCTCTGACGCGGGCGCGGCGGTGGGCCACGGATGTTTTTTTGATGCGCGGATTGGCGAGAGGGTCTGGCAAACTTATCCACCCGTCCGGTGGGGCCATGTGGTGGCCCCAGAGTTGAGAATCGTTCTCATCCAAGGCCGAATCGCATGGTATATCAGGGCAAACTGCCGATAAATACCATTATGTTAAATTGTTGTGCATTACACCAATTCAATATAATCAATGACTTACGCAACATCGGCCGTGATATTGGCCCGTTATCTGTGTTTGTGCAGTGCATCAACGCCTCTGCGAATGGTTGATGTAAGGTCAATTCAGGAGATAGAAACGCTTTGCTGATGGATGTTTTTGGCGTGCGCTAGAGACCTTCCTCCGCCACCATTCCCGCCCCAATCCCACTCAACCCTGAGCCTTTCCACGCGCATACGCGTGCGCGCGAGACGTATCGGCGGGAGTTACGCTCAGTCCTGCGGGGAAGTGGTCGACCTGCACTTATCCCATCGCCCTGCGCCACCCTATCCCGTCAGTGCCGTTCAGATCCGATGCTGATTTGGCATCTTCATTGACGTCACTTACAGTTCGGGGGCAGCCGTTTTGGCTGCGACACGCTACGGAGCAACGATGGATTACGAGACCAAACTGATCCAGGCACGACTTGACGCGATCGAGGCTGTGTTGCTGAGCATCGCCGTTCAAGACGCGGATGGCATGGAGAAAGTGCGACAAGCGCTATCGAAGGGCTATCGCGACGCAAAGGCTGCACATGACGCGCCGAACGTGACGACTATCCAGCGGGCAATCCAGTTCGAGATGAGCCCTGCTCGCGATAGGCTAGGCGAACAGGCGAAGGTGGAAGCTTTCAGGCGTCTGTGCCGGTCCTACGGAGCGTCGATGGACGAGTGAGAGGTTAGTGCACGGGCGCGTAGGCGATCTGGTCGATACGCGCCGCGACCATCCATTCGTCTCGATCAGCGAAGCCTTGCACAGCCGCACAGTGGTCGGCCATCTGTTCGAGCGTGGGCGGCGTGGCCGTGGTGAGCCGGGCCAGCATCGTTCCGGCAGTCGTGAAGATCGCGTAGGTCATCATGAGTTGGTTTCCTTCTGCAAACGCTTGACCGATGGAAAGGGCGTGACTTCCCACCCGCATCGCGGGTCCACGCGCTTTTTGATTCTCTGAAAATGACCGTCAAATGACCATCAAACAGAGAATGGTGCGCTACGTCGCGGGCGGTATATCCGGATTCGTCGGGCTGCCGCGGCTTGGTCCGTTCGGCCATTCCTCCCGGTCGTGGCGGGGCGACTCCGCCATTCATCCACGTTTATTGAGCCGGCGCGACACCGGTTATTCAGGGCTGGGCTAATGGCCCCCGCTCGGCCTTCCTTCTACCCCGCTTGACCTATTCGCGGCACCGTCATCGGGATGTCTCCTGATGGCCTCGGCAAGCCGTTCATCCGCCTTTTTCACGCACGCGTCACACCAAAGCGGCGCGCGGCGCCGAACGAGTGCGATCGTGGAGATTTGCCACTCAGCGCGGCAGATTGGGCAGAAGACGGATTCAGGCTTCATCGAAAAAAGAGCCCCAAGTGACTGGGGCTAGCTCTCATCTTTAGGAGACGCCTCGATTGCAGGCGAACTCACTGTACGAACATTTCCTGCTCCGATGGAAGCTTGCCGCCGGATAATCTGGTTCATGATGTCGCGCAATTCATTGGCCGTGGGCGCTGGCAGCACCTCTCCTGTTCTTAGGTCCGGCAACGGCTTGATCGTGCGCGCGTACAGAAAAGGCAGCTTGCCATTCGATACGCCTTTGATGTTGTTGGTCTGGCCAACGAGCCGCACATAGCGCTCATCGCGCAGCAGCTTCAGGCATTTGCATGCGCAACTGATCGTTACCTCGATTTGGCGTGCCAGTTGCGCTTGCGTGCGCGGGCCCAGACGCTCCAGCGCGTCGCAGATGAGCCGCGTGCTGGAGTCCTCGCGCACCAGATCCCTCTCAGTTGGCATATTCACCTCCACAACGTTGCCATGTCAGGAAGATGCGCTCAAGCTCGCCCGGCTCCGGAATGCGGAAAGTCGTCGATGCGCGCTCTTTTTCTCGCTGCCGACGCTTCTCGATCTTTTCGGATTTCGTCGTGCGCGGAACCACAGCGGGTAACGGTAGACCGGTGCGATACCACCGCTGTGGATAGCCCTCTGCACGCACGACATCAAGGTCCACGAGACGATCGAGCTGCCGGGCGATTGCTCGCTCGTTGACGCATCTCAGGGCAGCGATATTTGCGATGGTGATGCCCGGATTTTCGTCGAGGATCGTGGCTATCTCACGCTGTGCCGAGCCGCTGCGTTCGATCTGCTTCATACGCCGGCTCCGGCCGCGATCAGCGCGTGCCGGAGATCCTGAATCGCGCCGGCAAGCGTTTGTGTGAGGTAGCGGGCTCGATAGTCTTCACTGCATTCACCGGCGCGGTCACGAACTTCGGCCGGCGTATCCATTACGCGCAGGCAGTTCTCGAAGGGAACACGGAAGACGCGCCAGCCGATCTGCTTGAGCCAGTGATCGGCGCGCAGTTCATCCGCTGCAATGCCGTCGTATTCGGTGCCGACCTGAAGTGCGACCTTCGCCTGGGGATTTCCGAAGCTGACTGTGAATTCGCCGACGGGCAGCCGAGGCCACAGCGGCAAGCCGCACGAGCGGATGTCCTGCCATGCGCCGAATTCCGGCACGGTCAGTACCACCGCCCAATCAGCGATCTCGTACGGACAGAAGCCTTTCCAGTCGTCCACCCCGAGTCGGACGCGAGTTTCAAAAGTCGCGTAGTTGCGTTTGATGGCTTCGCCCTGCTCCGCCCGAGGCATCGAACCCGATACCGACTCGAACGCGTGGGTTCCGTTGACTTCGAAGCGCCGAACCAGCGCATCGCGAATATCGGAGAATCGAACGGTTCCGGGGATATGGTTCATGCGGGCTGCTCCTGGTTGACGTTGCTGAACGACAGATAGACGTATGGCCGGCGCGTGATGCTGGTGCTGTATTGCTGCGCCTCGTTGTTAAAAAACAGTGGAATCGAACGGCGTTGGGTCTCTCCGTTTCGTTGCTTGTGCAACGTGAGAAACCCATCCGGCGTGTCGTCGTCGGGCATTGCTTCATCCTTCTGGGCCGACCAGACCGCGAAGACGTTGTCAGCGGCGTCAGTGAGTACACCAGCGCCGGAAACGTCCTGCTTGCCGGGCGTTTTCTTCTCGTCCAGCCCCTTGCGTGGATGAGCCACCAGATGCACATGTGTGCCGTTGGCACGCGCCCAGTTAGCGAGCTTGCGCATCGCCTCCTTCTGCGACGTGATGGCACCAGGCCCATCCGACTGGACGTCGGTCATCATCAGGCTGTCGATCACGCAGTGGCGGATGCCGTAGCGTTTGAACGCATAGGTGAACACCGAAATCAGTCGGTCGATCGACGCAGTGCCGTTGAGGTTGAACAGCCACAGGCGATCGCGGAGCCATTCGCCCATGTGGTCGAGATAGGCAGGCGACGGACGATCAAGTCCGCCCATCTGCTTCGACATCCGCTCCCCTTGCCTGGCTGGCGGCAACTCGCCAGAAAACACAACAGCGCGCTCGCCCTGACTCATGAGTCCCAGCAAAACCTGGTTGAGCAGCAGCGACTTCCCGTGACCGTTGTATCCGGTCCAGACGGTTACCTCGCCGCCACGAAACTCAAACCACACTTGCGACACACCACACAGCGTGAGAAACGGCTCATGAAAATCTTCTTCAGCCGGATAGAACAGCGCCTTTACGGCCGGCCAGAAGTCTGCGATCGAGCGCAGCTCGTCCGGATCGAAGCCGCAGGCCGCCGAGCAGCAGCGTTTGAAGTCAGCAGGCTGTGCGCCGCCCATCAGGAACTCATTCGCGTCCTTTGCTTCGTCAAAGGTGACGACACGACACCGTTCATTGCCGAGGCGGTTTGCAGCCTCACGCGCGCCCTTGCGGCCAGGCTCGTCGTTGTCGTAGCAAAGGAGGATCTCGCTGAATCGTTCTAGCCGCTCCCAGTCGTTGTCGATCCACTGGTGATTCCCTGCGCCGGCGTTCACCGACAGCGCGGGAATGCCAACCTGATGCAGAGTCATCGCGTCGAGCTCGCCCTCCGCGATCGCCACCGTGCGACACGACGGGTCGATCAGATCCCAACCGTACAGGCACGGCTCGGCACCCGCCTCCTGGCGCATGTCTTTTTTATCGGCGATGTTGCGGTACTTCGCGTTGATCAACTCCGCGCCCCGGAAGTACGGGAAAACGGCATACAAGGCGTCACCGCGAGGCTGTTCAGCAACCTTGAACGCGTTCACCGTTTCCATCGTCACACCGCGCGATGCGAACCACTCTTCGAGGAGCGACGTCGCGCGACGCGCCTTCGGGCGCTCCGGGCGCTGGTACGTCGGCGCCTGACGCTTCGGCATCTCATCGCGCACGCCGAGGAACTGCTTCGCCTCGCGCATCGCCTCAGCGACAGACAGCGCGCGGCACGCGCACCAAAGGTCAAGCAGGTCGCCTGCATCGCCGCTGTTGAAATCCTTCCATACCCCGCGCTTCGCGCCCGACAGGCACACAGACATGCTGTTGCCCTTCTCGCCGGCGACGCTGCCTACCTTCCATTCCTTCCCCGACTTGCGGCCATTGGGCAACAGATGCTCGACGACCTGCTGCGCGTTGTCGGCCATTAATGCGGCCAGTTCCCGTGCATTCATGCGGTGGTCTCCGGCCAGGGCTCGACGTTCGCTCCAGCGAGCCTGCGAATCGGACGGCCGTCCCGCCACAGGACCGAATTCCGCTCGGTGCAGCCGGCGTTCATCGCGTCCCACTCGTTGCGGAACCCGGCGCGAGTCCACCAGTTGTCGGCGAGTTCGGCCGCTTGGAACAGACCGTCCTGAGTCTTACCGGGTGTCGCAAACTCGTCAAAGTGACGATCAGGGCCAAAGAACGTCGACGCCTGCCGGACGTATCGCGTCCCGACGTTTCCCGCCTTCTGCATTGCAACGGCGTATGCCTTCGTGGCCAACACGAGTACATCCGGATCGACGCCCTCACGGATTCGCGCAGTCCATGCCTTCAAAGCTGCCTGCTTTGAATTTCCCCCTTCACGTTTCGGATACGACTTCCATGCATCATCGAATTTCGAATCACTCAAGAGAGAGAGTTTCTTTTCTGTTTTAACTTCATGTTTTGTAGTGCTGTCAGCACCCACCCCTCCCTGCTGTAAGCACCCACCCTGGGTGCTGTCAGCACCCACCCCATAGGTGCTGTCAGCACCCACTACCCCTACGGATGACCCCACCCTAAGCGTGTATTGGTTCGGCAGATTCACGCCGTTCTGAGCTTGTCGACGGATGTCCAGCAAGCCCTTATCAGCGAGTTCGGCTATCGCGCGCTTGACGGAATCCTTACTCATGCCGCAGTCGGCCGAGAGCTTGTCGTGACTCGGATCGCACCTTCCCGTGTCGGGATTCGTCCGGTTCGCGAGCATCAATAACACCAGTTTCTGTAGCGCCGGGAGATCCTGCTCGACAGCCCATGTCATCGCCTGGAAGCTCATCGCATGGACTCCTGCAACGCCAGCTCCATAGCGAGCCGTCGGCCCGGCGATCGACGACGGATCTCCTGGGTCATCTCGTAGCAACAGACCCGGCGCCAGAGACGCGTCGCGCATGAGGCCTCGATCAAAGAGCCGAGCGCACTAATACGCAGTTCGCGCTCGTAGTCGGCGCGAGCTTCGCCGGCCACCTGTGCGGGATCCGCCTGAGCGATAGACCATGTGTGAAGGCGTGGTCGAGTAAAGACGCGAACGGCGCGCGCGCGTACTTGGACTGTCGGCATGGCAGACCTCAGGCAGCTTGCTGTGGCTCGGATGCGGCTGCGTATCCCACCGGATCCGCCAGCCACCGATGAACCTCAGCATTCGGGTAAGCGACGCAAGTCTTCGAGAGGCGCAGCGGCTGGGGCGCCCGGCCGGCGATCACTAGCTTGCGCCAGGTCTCGCGGCCGATGGGAAGAAAAGGCGCAATCTGCGCCCACTTGGAAAAGCCGATCTGAGGAAGGATCGGCACGGAAGGTTGACCGGAACCGGCCTTTTCGGAGGTTTTGCTCATCGTCGCTCACCATGGGAGAGTTGGTGAACGAATCGTATCGATTACCGAACTTTGGAAAAATGAACCGAGCAAGCAGAGTTACCACTATGCTTGCTCGGTGGTAACTCTGCTTGCTCGGTTACCTAAGAAGAGGATGATTTGCGAAACTCAGGAATCCACTTCTTCACGATCGTATCGGTGCTTGTGAGGCTTCCATTATTTTCCTTACCGAACTTTTCCAGCATATCTCTAGCAAATTCGGCTTGATTTTTATACAAATCAGAATTTTTCTGCCACTTGTCCCAGTATTCGCGTACACGAGCTTTATCCGCCTGTTTGGGATCGCGTTTAACCCGTACCATGGCGGCATCGTAAGCCTGCTTTCTTCGGGTTTCAGTGAGTTTCGAATCTCCCGAGATGAGAGCCTCCGCGTTCCCAAAAGCCGAAGCGGCCGATAGCGCGGTATAGATCCCGCCCCGATGATCAAGCATATACGATATCAGCGTCCTCTCGATCATTTTTAGACAGACAAATAGAAAAGAACGGCAAAGATGTTCTTTCAACTCCTTCGCATTTTTCGACGTATCATCTTCACTTACCCCTTCAAATATCTGCCAGCCAATTCCAAGTATTTCATCAGGTGTATATTTATCCCATTCTGGATCAATGACTTCCCCGCTTGAATTTTTAGTAACAAGCCTCCCTTTACCATGAAGATCAGACAACATTTCCCGATGCAGACGCATTCCATCTATGTAATCTGCGTACTTTTCTTGGAAATCGTTATTTGACGAGATCTTCAATGCGTCGAATGCGTTCTTCCCGAGATTCCACAGTGCATCTTCCTCCAAGGCAAAAGGATCGGACCAACCCTTGAACGATGATTCACCGTCCGCGGTAATAAATTTGCGGGTAGTGGAAATAGCAAACGTTGCATACGGGTCATACGCAATAAAAATATCAGAATCCCATTTCATAGAATCCCCATATGCTGCCGCAGCTTTCGCCCCGTCGAACCAGGTGTGATTGCAACCGTTCTCTACCGTCCAGAGGATTCGAGCCCAGCTAGCCGATACAACTCGTCCGCAATTTGCCGAGCGCATTCGAGCGGAAAGCGGATGTCATTTATTGCCACGTGCTCGAAGTCATCTGAAACTGTCGCCGTGTGGATCTGAATATCTCCACATGCCAGCAACTCGACCGAAACTTGAGGCCGCATCGAAACAACGAGCCCGCCGCTCACCACTTTGTTGCCGTCCTGATCAGCCATCTGTACTCTCCCTGTCGTCTATGTAATTGCTATGGCAATATACGCCCAAAATATCCCAAAAATCACCACTCTGCTGTCAGCGAGACAGCGCTCCGTTCAGCTTTAGGTGAGTGAACGTCGGGCGGCGGCCGGCCTTACGCCTCACAGGCGGAGCGCGCTCGTTACTGTCCATGGTGCCCGCCCTGCCCGTCCTCTTTTTCGACTTGCTGCGTGACTAACAGGCATTTCAACCGACTTGCCTTGACAAGGAGGGCCGCAGCATCCTCCTGTAGCTGCTTGATCGATCGCCAGATTTCGTCATTGCGACCCTCAAGCAGGTCAAACGCGTCGTGCCGTTGCTTCTCTTTGCGAATGTGGTCGAGGGTCCAACACGCGTTAGCATGGTCACGGGCCCAAGCACGCAAGCGCGCCTCGTCATCACGGCGCTCGCGTCGCACAAGGCAGAGACGAACGACTGATTTCGGGTATCTGCCCGGGCGGCGGCGATTCTCCACGGGCGCGCGCACGAATCTCTCGTGCGTGAGGACTGGAATAGAAGCGGGCTTATCCACGGCGCACCTTCCAGGCGAGATTCATGATCGACGAAGCGAGCTCTTCGACATCGTCGCGGAGTTCTGTTACGGCGCACCGAACAGGAAGCTCACCGTCCCTGTCATCATCCAAGCCTGCCGCCATAAACGCGAGCACGTTGAATATCCGCCACGCTTTCATGGACTCGTCGGCCAGAAGCGCGTCGAACTGTTTGATGACATCGGGCCCGCTCCCGACTTTCTGCGCGCATAGATAGGTCACGACGCCTTCGTTTAGGCCGACGAAGAATTCATCATGCGCGGCGTCGACCAGCTTTCCGAACTCATCCTCAGTCTGGCCAGCAGAGCTCGGCATGTGGACGTTCAACCAGTTCAGAAACATCTGGTCCGCGAATGGCTGGAGAGCCTCGGCATCTCCGAGACTTTCGCGACCCCCGGCACGGGCGCGCGTGAACAGTTCGTCGCGCGGCAGGGAAGCGAGATTGATTTGCTCAGGACGAGCAGATGCTTTGGAGGACATAGTTTGGACTCCTAGAACATGTAGGAGCCTGCCGCCGCTGCTAAACGGGTGGGCAGGCACATAGCGGGGTTAGCAGACCGGCGTTCTAGGAAACCGGCAGGCGCGAGCGCCTCCCCACCATGGCCCACCCATAAACTGGGTACGCGATGATACTACGGACGAAAAAATACCGCCTTTCGGCGGTTCGTCCGCCCAGAACTCTCGGGCTGCTAAACCCGTTCGCTGTTGTCTCAGCGACGATTAAAGCGTAGTTATGCGAGAGGATTTCGTCAAGAGGAATTTGTAAACATGGTGAGAAGTGGCAATATATGGGCACCCCAAACAGAAGGGAGGCGTCATGTCAGATTCGCTAGACGATATCCGGAACGCCGCATTGCGCCTCCAGCGGGACGCAGAAGCGCTTGCAGAAGCGGCACAGCACTGCACCCACGCCGAAGTGCCTGAAACGAGTCCCGCTGGACTTAGCGATGCGGAGATCCTTCACATCGCGCATAAAGCTCTGGAGCTCCATGCCGCTCAGCACCCGCGGCCACCCCACGTGACGATTAGCCAGGCCGCTGATATGCTTGGGTTAAGCCGCCATACCGTAAGCAAGATGCTGCACGCCGGCCAGTTCAGATTGAATCGTTGCGGACGCATTCCGATTGAACAGATTGATATGGCTCAATCGGCACGGCGGCCGTGATGGAGCCACATCAAAAGCCGCTTCGCGTGAGATAAGTTACTGGTGCCATATTCCCAGTCATAACATCAGCTCAGTGAACATAGGCGCCCCGACTGAGGGGAAATCTGGCCGCCCGCCGCGCCAGTATTGGGCGCGACGGCCTGCCCGGAAGGCGCCTTCGCGTCGGTGACAGCGTCAGCCACGAACTGCTGCGAGAGCGACATGGGCTGCGGCAACGCGCCGAGGTCGAAACTCAGGTTTCGCAGATTGGAGAAACGTCCGCGAATCTCGTTGGCGACGCTATACGGAAGGCCCTGAAGGACTGAGCTAACATGACCGGATCGACATACGCCATCCGGATCCCGACTCCAACTCTGATCGACGGCATCGCGCACATGGTAAAGCCCCCCGCAGAAAACATCCGATCCCAGATCGCTGCAATGAACAGTGTCATGTTTCCCCCGCCGCCTCCCAGCCCGGCCGAGATGGCGTTCAACACGATTGCGGCGGAAGCAAAAGCCTTCGAAGAATCACTGAGGGATGGCGAGCTAGTCGGCGCAATGATGGCCTCATTCGGGCGAGAAGTAACGTTGCAGATCTCCTCAATTTCTCGCAGTGGTCAGTTCATTCGTTTCGACGGTGTTTCCGACGCTGGACAGGAGGTCAGGCTGATCCAGCACTTCACACAGACATCGCTCCTATTCGTCAAACTTGAACGACCGGGAGTACAACGCCGACCTATTGGCTTCACATCTTTTGAGGCCGTGGAATCTGGTTCCACCACATCCAGTCCGCGGTGAATACCGCAGCCCCTTCATCCGCATACCCCGCCAAGCAGACACAACGGCGAGCGCTTTCGACCGCGAGACTCCACTCTCGCCAAGAAATTTCGATGCTCATTGAGCAGAAACGAGATGTGCGCGGCTCAGAATCGGCTCTTAGACAGTTGGCATCGTGCGCTTAAGCACTTCGAGATAGTCCGCCCACTTCTGCATCATTCCCCGACGCTCCTTGATGAATTTCGTCCGGTTGTAAGCACGCCCTAAGTTGTCAGGTACTGAGTGCGCGAGCTGATGCTCGATCACTTCCGGCTTCTGCTCAAGCTCCTCATGAAGAATAGTGCGCGCCATTGCACGGAAGCCGTGGCCGGTAATCTCAGTGCGCGTATCGTATCCGAGCCGACGCAGCGCGGCATTGATGGTGGCATCGCTCATAGGACGCTTACGATCGCGCGCACTGGGAAACAGGTATTGGCCCGAGCCGGTCAACGCATACAACTCGTGCAGAATTGCGACAGCCTGCGTGGAGAGCGGGACGAGATGCTCAATCTTGGTCTTGTTGATGTGGTAGCGCCACTCTGCTTTTTCGAGATTGATCTCTTCCCATTCCGCCTTGCGCAGTTCTCCCGGTCGGACGAACAACATGGGCGCCAACCTCAAGGCGCAAAGGACAGGGAACGTCCCAGAGAAACCGTCGAACGCTCGTAGCATCTCGCCGACCTTTTCTGGATCCGTGATCGAAGCAAAATGAGTTGTTTTCGCGGGCGGAATAGCGCCTTGCAGATCTCGCGCTGGGTCATGTTTGCAGAAGCCTTCCTTGATCCCATACCGGAATACACGGCTGATTTCGCTGCGGATACGGTGCGAGGTATAGCGCGCGCCGCGGCTGTCGACGCGCTTCAGCACGTCGAGTATTTCGGGCGCTTCGAGTTCTGCGATCGGCCGCCGGCCGATCCAAGGGAAGATATCGTTTACGAAGCGAGACAAGGTCTTCTCGTGCTGCGCAGCCTCAACATATGACTGACGCTCCTTCATCCACGCTCGCGCGACGGCCTCGAAAGAGTTGCCGGCGGCGAGCTTTGCTGCCCTCTTCTCAGCCTTCTTCGTCTCACCCGGATCGTTCCCTTCAGCCAGCTTTTGACGCGCGGTCTCACGGCGCTTTCTCGCCTCGGAAAGCGACACCTCGGGGTAGGTGCCGAGGGCAAGGCTTTTTTCTTTTCCGTTGAAGCGATATTTGAGAACCCAGCGGCGGCCGCCAGCAGGTGTAATCAGCAGAAACAGGCCGCCGCCATCGAACAATTTCTGCTGCTTATCAGTCGGCTTCGTATTGCGAACTGCGAGTTCCGTGAGAGCCACGCGCGCTCCTGTCTTTGTCGACAGGGCGGGGGTTGTTTTCAGGAGAGACCGAGCACAAGGGTGGTAAGCCCCCGAATAAACCCCCGCCCGGGGGTTGTTTGTGCTGGTAAGTGCTGGGAATATTTTGCAACAAAAAACCCCGCGGAGCCAAGCCCGGCGGGGTTTAATGGCAACACCTAGGAGGTGTTGGGAAAGTCTCTGGTGCTCAGGGCGGGACTCGAACCCGCATGCCTCGCGGCGCTACCCCCTCAAGATAGTGCGTCTACCAATTTCGCCACCTGAGCAAGAGGGTCGCCATTGTATCGACAAACTTTCGATTTGCGAAGCCTTTTTTCATCAATTCTTCACGAGCCGATTGAAGGCTTCGCAAACGCTCCATTTCAGGCGCGTACAACGAGTTCGATCATTCCGGCCAGGACTTGAACGGCACGACCTGATAACGCGGACCGTCGTCCGCCGTCCCGCACAGATGGCCTCTAAAACGCGCCGTCAATGCGCCTTGCCCCACACGCAGCCGCACATAAGCGGGATCGATACACTGGGTGTTGTCGAACACTTCGCCGGACACCCAGCGCAAACTCCCTCTCGCCTCGCCCTTCGCCGCCACCGTGACGGGGCGCACCACGGGCCCGGGATGCATGCCGGGCATCGGTTGCACCGATGCGCGCAGCACGCGCCTGTGTGCATCGAGAAACGAAACCGGAACGCGTCCGGGCAACACGCACGCTACGTTGCCGCGATTGCGCAGCACGATGTACGTGCCGCTGTGCGACATGCCGTTGAAATCACCGCCACCGTCGTCCAGACGCAAGGCGAGCTGATCTGCCCGGCAAAGCAC